CACGAGGTAGAGTCAATAGTTATAATATAATTAATGACCTCCTCGCTTGGGTTCAACGTCCTCAACTGTTTCGATCCTTTCAGGTGCTCGTGGCGATTACTCGCTCTTGGATACTGTTCTCACCTACGCTGGGGAGCGTACTGAGTTACATGGGAAATAAATTCCCGATCCTAGTGAGTCCTCACCATGGAGCATTCTGGTTAGGAAAGTTATCAGTTAAGGAGGAGCCTGGAAAACTTCGAGTTTTTGCTATGGTGGACTCTTTAACGCAGTGGTTACTATATCCCTTGCATCGGATGATCTTTGACAAGATCCTGAGGTTAATTCCTCAAGATGGTACCTTTGACCAAATCGCCCCTGTAAAGCGTTTAATAGCGCTTTTAAAGGGTGGTCGGGACCATCGGGTCTGGTCATTTGATTTATCCGCTGCAACTGATAGAATTCCCGTTACGTTACAGGAGGTATTATTAGGGTATTTCATGACCCCGGAGTTTGCATCTCATTGGAGGATGATCCTCTGTGATAGAGAATACAAAGCACCTGAAGAACTGGTAAAACAGGACGGATGGAGACGTGTTGAGGGTTCGCCCCACGCGTTTGCGCGGAGTATGAAATATGCAGTGGGTCAGCCGATGGGAGCGTATAGCTCTTGGGCGATGTTAGCTCTAACCCATCATATGATGGTACAGTTCTCCGCTTGGAAAGCGGGAAGTAGAGGTTGGTTCGAACGATATGCAGTTCTTGGCGACGATCTGGTAATAGGAGATTATCAGGTTGCACGCGAGTACACTACGTTGTGTCGTATCATTGGAGTGGAGGTGAATCTGTCGAAGTCAATAGTAAGTAACAATCTTTCACTTGAGTTCGCCAAACGCTTTTTCTATAAAGGTGAGGAGGTAACTCCAGTACCTTTATTAGGATTAGCAGTAGGCTGGCTCGGTGTGAGAGATATTGCTGAAATTGCTTCGCAGGTTCATTCCCGAACAGGGAAACTCCCTTCCTTTTATATGATGGGACGTTTTGTAGGTTTGGGTCTGTCGACCTGTACTGGACTAGGCCAAAAGCTGATATTTAGTATGGGGAGACGGGCCCGATCAATTGTGTTACTTCTTTTAAGACCAGGTTCTTCACATGGAGTGGCTGATCTCCTGAAGTGGTATACTTTAACCCGGGCAACTGGGTCATCGTTATCACATTCAGGTGCTTGGCCAACCATTGCGGTTGTCGTAAGACAACGTATAGCCCATTTTCAAGCTTTAAATCTCCGGCAACGGCTTTTCAAGGCTCTACTAAGTTTTGACTTAGTTCCTATGTTAAAGTCGTACTGGGGATCCGCTTTCGAGCGAATGGCTTGGTTTGGGTTAGCAACGTGGTGGCAAGAGAACGTAATTGTTCCCTATAAGGCCCCCATGTTGAAGAAGCTGGACGAAATTGATGTAATTATCAAAGACATCAACCGGGTTATCGAGAGTAAAGATGAAGCGACTCTTCTTCGTCTATTACAGACTATGGAAGATTTGGAGGAGCAAGTTGCTCTAGTGCCCACTGCAGTTCGTCTCCAAAGAGAGGAACGGGATGTTCTACACCGTAAGGTGGACAAATATCCTAAGCGGGTAAGAGGGTGGACAAAACTCATTCGGAAATTCCGTAGAGCTTATCAGAATGCTAGGCATGATGGCAACTCTTAAGACATCGTTAGGTAACCAACGTACTCTCGAGATTGATCATGAAAGTGATTAAAGTTCGACTTTGGTCGTAGTACGCCTGATCGAAGTGGCCTTAGGTACATAGTGTTCGCGATGAGTCCTCGTTAGCTCAATATCCCACTCACTAGGGATAATCAAATTGGAAACTTGATTATTCTAATGGATAAGATCCAACTCCCTCTACTGCCCATAACCTGCTCCCAGAGGGGAGGGTAAGTATGGAACAAGTATTCGAAAGCAGTTTAAGCT